GCAATACATTTTTGATACTTGTAAAGAGGTTTTAGGTGATAAAATGATTTGGGACAGAGCAGATAGATACGGCGCAGAGAATGAGCATCGCAATGTAAAATACAAATATACGCATGGCTTTGATTTAGTATTGACAGTAGATTCAGATGAGGTTTATAAATCAGATGAGTTAGATGCATCTTTTAAATATGCATATTGGGGCATAGATAGGTTTTATGGAATTGATGGTTTTATTAATTTTTGGCGCTCTTTTGACTATGCTTGTTATGATGGATTCAGACCGATTAGATTAGAGAATTTGCATAGGACAGAGCATACTCAAGATTTAAACTTAAAGCAAACAATCTATCATTTTAGCACTTGTCAGCCAGAGGCTATTATGAGATACAAGTATAATGTTTTTGGTCATGCTCATGAGGTTAGAAAAGACTGGTTAAATGATATTTTCTATAAATGGCATCCTAAAAAGCAATTTGATGACGTGCATTGTGTAGCATTTAACTTGTGGAATCCTGTTAAGTTTGACAAATCAGTTTTACCTAGTTATCTTAAAAGTCATCATAATTACAATAAGGTTTTAGTATGAACGCAGCTATAATTATTGATGATCGGGAAGCAATAGCAAATAAAGCTATCAAAGAGCATAAAAAGTATTTATCGGATGATTGGGTTGTTTTAAATATAAAGCCTCCTTATGAGGGCGGGATTTACCACATAAAGACTGCTCAGGTTTATAATAACATATTAACGAATGCTAACTTTTGGAAGGGTTGTATTTATGATAGGGTGCTAATATTTCAGCATGATTCAGGATTATTAAAGACAGGCATTGAGGAGTTTTTAGAATGGGATTTTATTGGAGCGTGGATTAACAACATACCGGGTTGCATGAACGGAGGTTTAAGCATTCGCAATCCTAAAGTTATGTATGAGATTTGCTCAAAGCATCCTTATAAAGGCATGGGAGTACATGGCAATGAGGATATATACTTCTGTAATAAAATGCGTGAATTAGGCTATAAGTTGCCCGATAAGGAAACTTGTAATAAGTTTTCAGTAGAAACTGAGTTTGAGTTAGGCTCAGTAGGCTATCATGCAATAGATAAGTATCATAATAATTACAAAGAAATAATAAAGCAATATGATTGAAAAAATATTAAAAATAAGCGCAGAGGAGTTAAACGCAATCAATCTGTCTAAGTATATAAAAAGTACGGATGATCTAGGATTTCCTAAAGGCTGGTTTTATATGGATGCGGGACTTGAGCATTACAGATTGTTAACTTATATCAGCACTTTGTATAACGGAGTAAGCCTGTTAGACATTGGAAGCTATCAAGGAAGCTCTGCCATAGCTTTGTCATTTAATAAAAAGAATAAAGTTATCAGCTATGATATAGAACATCAGCCAGAGATAGCCGATATTAAAATACCTAATATCCAATTTATCAAAGGCAATGTTTTAAAGCATAAGATTGCAAGTCCGTTTATCATGCTAGATACTTACCATGACGGCGAGTTTGAGCAGGAGTTTGTTGATCATTTGCTAAAGATTAATTACAAAGGTTTAGTCATGTTTGATGATATAAATTTAAATAAAGAGATGAGTAATTTTTGGAATGGATTAAAAAATGAAAAGTATAATTTAACACATATAGGTCATCATTCAGGGACAGGCATAGCAATATTTTAAGATGAAAATAGCAAGGTTTTTATTTCACATGATAGCAGGAGCGTTCTGCCTATTAGGTTTTAGTTTTATTTTATTGGCAGTTATTGGTTTAATTAAGTATATATGGTAAATCTTTTTACTTCAATCTATACCGACAAAAGTCCAATTAGGCAAAAAGAATTAATATACTGCCTGAATAAGAATATAGCCAATGCGCATATCAATAAAATTTATTTATATGTTGATGGCGAAGTAGAAATTCCTGCATCTGACAAATTAGTAATTATACCATTTAAGCGACCTACTTACAGAGATTTCTTTAACCTTATTGATAGGACAGTAACAAGCAGAGAGGATATTTCAATAGTTGCTAATACAGATATTTATTTCAATAATACTCTAAATGGTTTAAACTTACATGAACGGCAATGCATAGCTTTAAGTAGGTGGGATGATAAGATTGGCGGGTTAAAATTACACAATGAGAGATTTAGTCAGGATGTCTGGATGTTTAAAGGTAAGATGCGAAATGTTAATTTCTGCGATTTCTATTTAGGCATACCTGGTTGTGATAACAGAATAGCTTATGAATTACATAGTGCAGGTTATGCGATGTACAATCCTGCTACTAAAATACAGGCTATTCATTACCATAGAAGCGATTTGCATAATTACGATGGCAAAACATTAAAGATACAAAGACCATATTTATTTATTCCGGTAACATGAAAATCTTATTAACTCCAGGCATCTACTTACCACACCAGAGGGCAGGATCAGAAATCTATTTGCACAGAGTTGTAAAATATCTAATGAGCAAAGGTCATGAGGTTAAGGCAGTTACTAGATGCCCAGAGAATTACAGTTTTGAGGGAATAGAAGTTTACAAAGCCAAAGACAATTACAAGCATTGCCATAATGATTTATGGGACTGGGCGGATCTGGTGTTTTGTCAACTGTCAGGCACTTACTATGCAATGAACAAACAAAGACTAAAGCCTAAAAAAGTTATAAACTTTGCTCATAATAACGTAGGCTATCCGCAGGTTAATATTAGACCGAATACGTATACAGTTTATAACTGCGAGAATACAAAGCTAGAGTTAAACTATCAGCAAGAAACCTATACTTTGTATGCACCAATAGATTACAGGGATTATTCAGTAGATAGACCACAGGCAGAATACGTGACGCTGATAAATCATAACGAAAACAAAGGCGGTCAGATATTAATAGAGATAGCAAAGCGAATGCCTAAAACAAAGTTTATGGCAGTTCAGGGCGGTTACTATCACCAGATTAAAGACGAAAAGGTCAGGAATATTAAATATGTACCTTTAATTGATGATGTCAAGAAATATCTAGCTATTACTAAAGTGCTAATTGCACCTAGTGAGTATGAAAGTTATGGAATGGCTCAAATAGAAGCTCTGTGTTGCAATATTCCTGTTATCTGTTCTGATATACTAGGTTTTAGAGATAGTGTCTCAGATGCAGGCATATTCGTTGATAGAAACAATATAGAGGGTTGGATAGATGCTATTACTAATATTGATACTATACAGACTAAGAAAACGCCTTTGCAAAGAGCAAAAGAATTAGATCCTGTCAAGCAATTGCCAAAGTTCGAAAATTGGTTAAATAAAATATGTAATTTAGCGCTGATATAATGGAAAAAAAAGAGTATCTAAAAGCACCTTATAAATCTAAAGAAGATGGACCAGTTAAATGTAGTGAGTTTGGCGGATGCAAAGATGTATCTAAGACTAGACCTAGACTATACAATAGAAGATGGCTTAATTACATCATTGATAAAATCTGCGGTAAATCAAGCTGAACAATTTACGCTACAAGTATTATGGCAAAGGCAATTAAGTTTGATTACGCCTGTATCTGGTGCAGTTAAAATATATGAGTATCCTTTGATCTCTGTTGAAACTGTGGTAGATCCTGAGATGGTTGCACTAACATTTGAAACAATCGAAACTCAGGGATTTACTGAGGTTATATCTAGCACGTCAGGATTCAATACAGTTACATTTGTAGCAGGTTACGGATGGAATTATGAGGGCGGTTCTGAGGTTCCAGATGACATAGAAACTGCGATTAAAGAAATGATAGCTTTTTATTATGAAAACAGAGACAATCCAGTTGTAGGAATGCCTACGATTGCAACTCTTTTGCTTTCTCCTTATAGACGCATAACACTATTCTAATGAATCCGGGCAGATTAGATAAACGAATTACATTTGGCACATTAACCTCAGTTGAAAATGCCTATCAGGATTACGTGATTACGTTTGTGCCTGTTTTGGCTACATGGTCAAATATAAAGCCATACGATGGCAATAGACAGTTACAAGCGCAAGAACAGGTCATAAATCAGGTCTTTAGGTTTACAATCCGTTATAGAAAAGACTTTGCACCTACTAAGGACATGAGGATTTTATATGAAGGCAACTATTATACAATCCATTCAGTAAGGGATTTAGATGATCGCAGGAGGTTTAATGAGATATTAGCTAGAGTAACAGATGAGAACTCCCAAAATTGATATTAGTAAACTATTAACTCAAATTAATTCATTTGGTGAGGATGCTAAAAGATCGGCAGTATCTATTACTAATGTAACTGCTGATGATATTGTTACTGATGCAAAGCAAAATTTAACAAATCATAAAACAGTAAATTATGGGCAATTAAGATTGTCAATAGCTAAAACAGAGGCAACAATGCAAGTTAATAGATCTCTAATATTTTCTAATGCTCCTTATTCGGCTTATGTTGAATTTGGTACAGGAACAAAGGTGCAAATTCCTGCAGGGTTTGAATCATTAGCTGCTAAATATAGAGGCAAAGGCGGAGGTACTTTTGACCAACTTTTAGAAAATATTAAAGATTGGTGCAGGAGAAAAGGCATTGATGAGAAATTAGCTTATCCAATAGCAGTTAGCATTGTTAGAACAGGAATAAAACCGCAACCATATTTTATACCTGCCTATTTGCAAAACATTCCTATCTATGAAAAAAGATTAGTAAAAACATTAGAGAGAGAAGCTAAAAAATATAATGCCAAAAAATAATTATATTTGATGAAATGAAGGATCCTAATCTATCTGTTTTAAACGCTTATAAAGATGCTTTAGCTAATTTAATAGTTGGAGGCATTGATATACCTGTTTATAGCAAATCTGCTCCTTTGAAAAACGTACCGAAAAAATACGTAATTTTGTCAAGCCAGACAAAGCAACAAAATAAAACAAAGTGCAATTATTGGTATGAATGCACAATGACTGTCCAGATAGTAACAAAATATCCAAATGGTACAGGTGATTTAAGTTTTGCGATGGTTATAGGTGAAGAGATAGCAGAGTTAATACAAGTTGATGGAATTACATTAATTGATTTCCATAATGTTGAAACAATGCAAAATTTAAGTACAGAGGTAATTTTAGAAACAGATACGGAAAACGTATTTCAATACATATTAATTTTTAATCATAAACTAAACATCAATTAAAATGGCAGACGAGCAATTTTATTCAGGCAGTTTATTCATGCTATACATCCGTAACTCAGGTACATGGAAACCAGTAGCTTGTTTAACTTCTAACGGAATTTCTGAATCATGGGATTTCGCAGAAACAGTAACTAAATGTGATCCGGGCGTGACTCGCAGAAAACCTACAACTTATTCTTATGAGATTCCTTTTGAGGGAGTTTTTACAGATACAAGCGGTGCAGGTGGCGATACTGCAAAAGCATCATGGGACACTATCAAAAACCTTGCAAGAGCAAAGACTTTGACTGAATATCAGATAGCATTGTTAAGAGAAAATGGAACAGAAGATCCTAATTTTTCTGCTCAGTTTGGTGCTGCTTATTTTAGCGCATTAGATATTACAGGTGCTGAAGGTGAGTTTATTACTTTCTCAGGTACTATGTTAGGCGATGGTGATATAACTGAAACTGATCCATATCCTGGTTACTAAATGGAAGGTCATTTAACGTATAAAATCGGTGAGGTTGATAGGCAGTTTTTCTTTGGTAATTATGCTTTAGAGCAGACATTAACTCATTTTAATGCATCAGTTACTGATTTATCTGATTTGCTAGAAAAGCAGTTATTGCCATTTCTGCGAGTGTTTATGTACCATGCTGCAAGTTATCCAATACTAAAGAAAGGTGAAATAGTTGATTTTACCGAGTTTGATATTCATGAATGGATTGATATTGCTGGAGGAACTGGAGGTGAGTTAATCGTTATAGTTTCAAAGGAAGTATTTAGAGTATTAGGATTAAATACAGAGCAGGTAGAACAAAAAAAAAGCAAGGCGGAAAGTTAAATTGGAATAAAGATGTGCTAACATTTGCTTTTGGTGAACTAGGATTAATGCCTGATGATTTTTACGCCTTGACATGGAATCAATATATATTGAAATGTCAAGGCTTTTTTAATAGAGAAAAAAAGGAATGGGAGCGGATAGGATGGGCAACATGGAACGGAATGAGAGTCCATGTAAATAAAGGGATGCCAACCTATAAAAAGTTTATGTCATTTATTTATGAAGATGAGCAGATTAAAGACATGGACAGAATAAAAGAACAAATGAATAAGGCGATGCTTAAATATTTACAAGATGCAAGGAATTGAAATACCTATTGGCGCACCTTTAGGGCAATTAGATAAAGACTTAAAGAGTGCAAATTCTAAATTAAATCAATTTGCTGCTCAAGCATCAAAGAGCGCTGGAGCATTAGGAGGTTCTGTTGCAAATGGAGCAAAATCAGCAGGGTTTGCCTTACAAAATTTAGGAAGGGTTGCACAAGATGCTCCTTTTGGGTTTATTGGTATTCAAAACAATATTCAGCCATTATTAGAGTCTTTTCAAAGATTAAAGGTAGAATCAGGCTCAACAGGTGGAGCATTAAAAGCATTGGCATCATCTTTAGTTGGTGGTGGTGGTTTATTACTTGCAGTTTCTTTAGTTACATCTGCATTAACTGTATTGGCTCAGAATCCTGAAAAGGTTGCAGGTGCTTTAAATTATTTATCAGGTGTGGTTGATAATGCAACTGCTACTCAAAAGAAATATAATGAAGCTCTTATTGAAACACAAGCAGAGGCAAAATTAGAAATATCAACTTTAGAGAGTCTAATAGGTATTGCTAAAAATGAAACTCTATCTAGGGGTGCAAGGCTTGAGGCATTAAAAGCAGTAAAGGCTGAATACCCAGAACAATTAAATTTCTTAACGCTAGAAACTGTTGGAAGTAAAGAAGCTGCAAAGGCAATAGATTTACTAAGTGATTCATTATTAAGAAAGGCTAAAATACAAGCAGCTGAAAAATTATTAGGTGAAGCATTTATAAAGCAATTACAAGCAACTACCAAAACGGCTATAGAACAAGCATCTACATTCAGCAAGGTTGTTGGTGTTGCATTAGGTGCAGCAGGAATAAAAAACTTTGTTGTTTTACAAGATGGAATAAATAATCAAACTAAAGCCTTTAAAGAAGCAGGATCAGAGATAAGTACCTATACCAAAATATTAAATCAATTAAGAACTGAGGAAGCCAAAACAGGAAATTTATTTGCTGATCCAATTAAAAAGGATAAAAAACAAGATTTTAAAAGAGATCCAATTTTTACTGCAAAGTCTAGCATTAATGAATTAGATTTATTCTTAGAAAAATATCAAAAGTCTGTAGCCTTATTAAATAAAACTCCTTTAGTCCCATTTCCTGGAATAAAAGAACGGTTAAATGTAGTTACTAAGGAATTTATAGCGTGGAATGCAAGTATATCAAATATTATTAATGGCAGTTTAGTACAAACATTTGCAGGGATAGGTAATGCCATTGGCGATGCATTATCAACAGGCACAAGTTTAGCGCAAAATTTAGGTAATGCTTTGTTAAGTAGTTTAGGATCTGTTTTAGGTCAATTAGGGCAAATGGCTATTGCTACAGGTGTTGCTTTATTAGGTATTCAAACTGCATTAAAAACATTAAATCCATTTGTTGCTATTGCAGCAGGTGTTGCACTATTAGCATTGAGTGGAGTTGTAAGAGGTCAAGCATCAAAATTAGGTGGTTCTATGGGTGGAGGCGGTGGTTCTGGAGGTAATTTTTCAGCACCAGTTCCACAGGCATCATCAACAATTAGTACAAGCGCAGCAGGATCATCTCAAGACTTTGGAGGTGGCAGAGTTGTATTTGAGATTTCAGGAACTAACTTAATTGGTGTATTAAATAGAGCAGGTGCTAAACTTCAAAGATTCGGACCATAATGTATAACCTTAAATACTTTTTTACCTTTTACGCAGATAGAGATACTAGGATTGAGAATGGTACTCCAGATGATTATACTTGTGATATATCGCAGTTAGATTATGATGGTGAAGTAATAGAAATTCAGGCTCAACAAAATCCTATTCAGATTAATTATCAGAATACTTCAAGCAATAAGCTAGAGGCTATCATAGGCTCAGAGTGTACCTTAAACCTAATAGCAACTGAGGACTTTGAATTAGAGGATTTATATACTGAGAATGAGCGTGAGTTTTTAGTAGAGATATTTAGAAATGGAGGCTTAATTTGGTCAGGGTTTATCATTCCAGATGGATGTCAGGAAGCGTTCACCTTTGCTCCTTATCCAATTTCTGTAAATGCCGTTGATGGGTTAGGATTGCTTAAAAATCTGTCTTATGTACAGAATGATGGTAATTTCTATTTAGGTAAGCAAAGTTTTTTAGAGGTTATAAATGCCTGTCTAATTCGATTAGATGCTCCTAGTTTAGTCTTAAATACTTGCGTTAATATTTATGAAACGAGCATGACTCAGGGCAACTCATACGATCCTCTGGCATTGTCTTTTGTAAATAGTGAGCGTTATCTAAAGGATGATCAATTTACTCCAATGAATTGCGAGGATGTATTAAGGTCAATACTAGAGGAATGGACTGCGGTGATGATACAAAGCGGTGGCGAGTGGTATATTTATAGACCAACTGAATTGGCATTAAGTGGTGATTTAACATTTAGAAAATATTTAGATGGGCAGAGAGTTTATGATCAGCCTACTGTTACGATTGACTTAGATGCTACTTTAGGAGGTGAGAGTGAAGGCGTTATTTTATCGCCTTACTTCCATATCAATACCGACCAGATGAAGATGATAGATAGACCATATAAAAATGCGTCTATGTCTTATGTATTTGGTCAGCTACAGAATTTAAATGAAAAACTAGCTAATCCATATTTAACAGGCTTTTCTAGGGGATGCGTAGGCGATCCAGCACTTCCTTGTGATAGTGTTACAATTCCGGGCTATACTAAGACTGGTACAATGTATTTAGGTACATCGCTATTAGGCAAATTGATTTTCTTTTCTGATGGTGGCACTTATCCAACTCTAACCAATTATTACCAAAATAATAATACCATTAGTGTAGATAATGGTAATAAAATAAAAATACTAATTGATTACGAAAATCCTGATCCTTTGTTTAGTACGGATATGAATTTTGTAATTAGTCTATATGATGGATTAGATACTTATTATTTA